TTTCTTACCATCCTTTGATTTAGATGAATTAAACCACTTATGTAAAGAACCCTCTGCAACTTTATTAATTCTCATACTCTTATCAGATTTCCAGTCGTATGATGCCATAATTTCACTTCCTCCTCCTTGTCTTACTGCTTGTAATTTTTTAAGTAGAACTTGTTTCTTTATCTGATCTGCTTTCTTCTGCTTTGAATCAATTTGTTTCTGTTGCTGATCATCAGTTACATTATCATCATCTTCTTCTTCCATTTTTTCACTAATTTGCTCAGTGCCTTTCCACAATCCACCAGAAACAAGAGGTTTCATATGAGTAGGACCAACAATATCCATAACTCTAGCAAAGGTTACTCCATCAGAGTTGTCAATACTAATAGATTCATTCTGATTTTCGTTTTCAATTTCTTTTCTAACTTCTTTTTTCATTTGTTCCCTCTCATTTTGCTTTTCTACAGCAGCAGATGAAGACTGGTTAGATTGTCTAAACTTCTTAACTTTTTCAACTTGCTTTTGGCGAAGTTGTTGTCTTTTTTGAACTAAATCCACTTTATTAGTCTTTGTTACTATTATTTAGGAATTGTTGTTTAATCATTTTTGATAAGTCACTAGTAGAACCTACAAAGACTGCATTATTGGTAACATTGTTTGTAGTGTTTGCCTTTTCCTCATCAACTTCTTTAACCTTCTTCTGCAACTCCATTAACTTATCAGTTGTATCAGCAACAGATTTTATAATCTGTCCTGCAACTTCATATGCTCTTGGACTTGCACTTTCACCTGCCAATTCCATAATACCATTAAGGGATTCTTGTCCCTTTTCAATTAATGAATATAAGTTAGCACGAGTATACTCATAATCTTTTTCAATATCATCTGTAATATTCTTTGTACTATCTTTCCGTGTAATACATCCATTTTCTGGTGTAGTACTCACTTCAATAGCACTAGTTGTGTTTAGTGCTTCATCTATAGGATCATAACTAGACATGGTGTTCACTATACGTCAGTTTGTTTAGTCGGACTAAATGATAATCCATCATCAAAGAATTCATTAAATTCATTAAATCCAAAGTCATCATCCATCTCAATTAATGCATCATCAGCAGTGGTTAGTTTATTAACCTTAACACCTGAAATATGTTTAGCGGCAATTGAACTATCAAATCCTCTCTTAACTATGATAGTGGTTGCGTCTTCAATACTAGAAACTTTCATAATTTCACTGTCAGCTACAATTCTATCATTAACAGATAATCCAGTAACATTATTAAGTGTAATTCTAGTTTCAGATGTAGTAAGATCTTCATTTATTATTATACCTGTAGTATCATCATTATAATCTTTAAGTGCCTTTGGTGTTGCAACATATCTAACTTGACGTTTTGCAGTTACAGCAGTATCAGTTGAGTAATCCACCTGAACTTTCTTAATAAGTCCATCACTAGTAGCAGCAACAGGACCGAATAGATATGTTTTTGCGGTAAATTGTAATGTATAAATTAATGCTGTTCTAGTTTGAAAATCTCCTTCATATTCATCTCTAAATGAAATATTGTCTAATACTATTGGAACATCTCTTTTTTCTCCAATAGAACTTACTAAATTAATTGTTATATTAAATGATGGTTGAAAATATGGTAATATCTGTTCAATAATTTGAAGTGCATCATCATTCAATTTTGAAAATATACTTAACTCAAATCCAATATTATAAGGAATAGGCATAAAAACTTTCTTCAACTTGGTACCATCTGATGCCTTAAATGTTTGTGTTATTCCCGATTTTCTAGATGGATCATATTGAATAGAAGTCATTTCAAATGACATCCTTGGAAGAGTTATTGCAATTGCTTTTGTTAGGTTAGCTTGCTCTCTAATCTTTGCAAAAAACTTCTGTTGTGGACCATAAGCAAGTCCAACTTTTGTCTCATCAAGAGTTTCATTATCTTTTCCCTCATGTTTAATAAAAATACTATTAAATAAAGTACCAAAACCAATAATGGTTTTTCTAACAATTTCGTGATAATAATATGTTCCTAACATTAGTATTGTCCAAATGGGTTGCCTTCAGTAAAGTCAAGTAAGTTATCTGCTTCTAATTCTATTTCAGCATTAGAATCAAATGCATCATCAACACTATCTGTACTGTAAGATTCTACAATATATCTAGCAGATGATATACCACCTACAAGAGTTTCTCCTGGATAGAATTGTCCACTATTTAAAGATACCTTAAGATCTATTGGTGGATAAGTTGCATTAATATCAGTGCGTTTCTTAAAGTCTCTGACTCTTGCTTCAACTCCAGATGTTTGACCAGTTACTATCTCGTTATATATGTAAGTTCCAATTCCTGTTGTACTTAAACCACTAAATCCAATAGTAGGTGCGACTGTATATCCAGCACCAGCATTAGTAAATTGTATATCAATTACTTTACCAGCACTCATAACTGGTTCTACCGTAGCAGTTACACCACCAGCAGGTGCTGCTGTAACAGATATTGTTGGTGCTTCTGGATAACCAACACCTTGTTGATCCACATCAATAGTAGAAATACCTGAAGAAACAATACCAAATGTAACTGCAGCACCTGCTCCACCACCACCAGTTAATATAATCAATGGTGGATTCTCAATACTATATCCCTGACCTGGATTAATCATCCTTATTTCTTTCAGAGATTTAACTCCACCAAAAGAAGTGGTAATTGCGACAGCAGTTGCTTGTGTTCCATATCCACCAGGAGGTGGTGATATCTCAACAAGAGGTGGAGTCTTATAACCAGAACCATCATTTATTAAATCTATAAACCCAATCATTCCAGTAGATCCTATTGAAGCTACACCATTAGCAGTAACACCAGTACCAACTAATTGTACTAATGTGGTATATCCTTCATCTTCCATTGCACTATCAATTTCATTAATAGTGGTATCAATAAGTTCATTCTCATATTCATAAAGTTCACAACTTAATTCATAAGTATAGTTTCTACCTAATTGATAAAAAGGTTTTTCACTTTCAACCCTTTTAATTTCAAATAATCTTTCTCCAAGAGGGAAATATATTAAATCTCCTTCTTTAGGTCTTGTAACCAAATCTTCAAATGTATAATCGGTAATATATCCATCTCTAATTCCAGAACTCAAACCTTCTAATATAGGAGCGATAAAATCTTCAAATCTTTCTCTAGAAACAGTAAGACTGACTTCATTGGTTAATCTCAATCCAAATTTAGTCATTAAATCTGCACCAGGATTATATCCCTCATAATTATTTAAATATGCTTCAATTAAAAAAGAGTCATCAAACTTAGATGACTGAACTTCTCTAATAATATCATCAGTTTTAAATGTTTTTCTAGGAAGGTAGTATACCTCTACTCCATAGATACCTAACTGTTCATTTATTAAATCTTGAACCAAAAACTGTTCGTTTTTAGATCCTTGTAAAAAATACGAATTTAATGGCATTTTGTATTAACCTATCAAATCAAGAGGTGGCATTTCATAATCAGTTGACATTTTAGATAAGATTGCCTCTATGTCTCTATCACCATCATCATATAATTGCCTTCCATTTAACTCTATTCCACCAGGAAGTTTAACTCCTTGAAACTTAATTAAATTTTGTCCCCATTGTTTCTTAATTGTTGCTGTTAAATATCTTTTTAAGAAACTATCATTAAAAACACCACTGAATGATGCTGGATTTAATGCTCTATAACAATCAAGAATAATATAATCACCAGCATCTTCATCTTTCCAATCAATATCTAAATATAATCTATCTTGACTTTTATTAAATCTTATTTGCTTATCTGTTGTCATCAAGTAATCAATATCTTCAAGATATGTTTTTGTCATAGAATAATTTAAGAGTCCATTATATCCAAGATTGAATGCAACATCATTTAAAAATAACTGATATTTGAAACTAAACATTCCACTGGAAATGGTATTATTATCAAACTTAAATACCTTTTCTACACCAATAACTGAATCTGGAACTTGAATAAAATTAGAATTTTCATACCAATTTGAAGTAAAAGTTCCACTTCCACTATCCACAGAGGTAGCAGTAGTAGTAACTATACCTACACCATCAATTGGTTTTGCTTGTCCACGACTTACATCATCAGCAGTCAATTGATGCTTGAGATACATTCTCTCAACACCATCAAAATGACGTTCATTGAATAATTGAATAGCATCATCTGCTAAATCATCTAATTGTTCATCATCAACATTAATCTCCAGAACAGGAGCACCTAGTTTTCTCAAACAAAAATCTATTAATTCTTGTTTAGTGGTTGGTTTTGCCATTAATACGATCCCCCATCAATTAATCCTGCTGATAATTCAGTACCGTCGAAAGTTAAATTAGCACTGTCTTGAAGTTCTCCACTTGCTCCAGAATAAACAACTCTACCTGATGTTAAATCGGAAATCTTAGCAGATGATGCAACAAAACCTGCTCCACCAGATACATTTAATCCAAGATTAGCATCTAAGAGAGCAGCAAATGTTGATACACCAGATACATTTAGATTATCTAACTCAGTATGTCCGACTACATTAAGTCCAACACCACCAGAAATATCAGCACCAGCGTTACCATCAATAGCACCACCAAATGTTGATATACCAGTTATCTTAAGACTTGAACCAGTAATATTATCTAATACTAAATCATCTTTTAGATATAAATCTCCACCAATATAAACATCTCCACTGAAAGTAGATACTCCAACAAATGTGGAAACACCTGATACATTTAATTGATTAGTATCGGTAGTAGCCTCTACAAAAACATTACTATTGAATGTAGAAATACCAGTAAATGTAGAAACACCAGTTACACCTAAGAGAGAAGCAGTAAATTGTCTACTAGCACTTAAAGATGTACCCGTAAAGTTCTGCCCAATTAAAGTTTCTGATACAGAATTAATAGTAAAAGCACTGGTTTCTACTAATTCACCATCAGAACCAGAAAAAACAATTGCATTTGCCTGAGTTAAATCAGAAATTTTTGCTGTGTCAGCAACTAATCCACCAGCTATATTAGCACCAGCATTAGCATCTATTGCAGCAGCGAATGTTGATACACCAGCAACAACATTAATACCACCACCAAAAGTAGATAGTCCTACATGTCCAGATGGACCGATAAAGGTAGAAATACCAGTTATCTCAAGGTTAGTGAAAGTATTAGGGGCATTAGCAACTGCTGCCTCAATAGTTGCTGTTGTTGTAGAATCTAAAGATGCAATATTTTGCAATTGTCTATCAATGTTTATAATGCTAGTAGCACCCATTGATACTCCAGTGGTTGCACTAAGAGTTGCTGTTGTTGTTACTCCACTAAAAGTAACACCTGTTGCTTCAAGGCGAGTAAATGTAGTAAGTCCTGTTATATTAAGTCCATGAGCAATATCATTACCCAGAATATATTGTGCAGAAGTTGTATCCCATATTAAAAGTAGTCCAGTAGCATCAGCATCATCTTTTCTTGCAGCATTAACATCTAATAAGTTGTTAACACGAGAAGGTGCAGCAGAAGCATTAGATAATACTCTGATTACGTTTTGTGAACCAATTCTGTCGTTTATTGTTGGCATTACCTTGTTACTCCACCTCTTACTAGTGCTGATCCTTCAACAGCTTTATACTCACCACCTTCTAGAGTCAAAATCTTTACATCATATACATATCTTCCAGGTTTTATGTTGACAGTAGTTTCAGCTAACATATTAATTGATATAATACCATTCTCTGGTTGAGAGATACTACATGCAAACGCAACTTTAGTTGAACTTGAAGCGTGTTTTCTAATCTGTGCTGATGCAGCTGCACCAACTAAGTTTAAAAATTCATTGGTTCGAGTATCCTCTAACTGAAAGGATGTGTCAAAATCAAATCCTTGTTCAATTGTGATGTTGGATACATATACTGCCATTATTACTCAATATACTTTTAAATATTTATAATCTTTTATTTAACACTTCATGTAAAAGAGATTTTATCTCATCAATATCAGATCTTAAACGTTTAATCTCATCTTTTTCAGATAATTTTTTGTTTCTTATCTTTTTATATTGAGAATATGAATTAGTGTCACAATTTATAATTGCACCAGATTCCTCATCTCTATAAAGATGTTTGTGTCCCTCAACTGGTATCATTATGCTAAAGCTATAACTCTTAAATCTTTAAATCTAGGAGGATCTGCTTCATTAGTTCCACTAATAACAACTTTAACTTGGAATCCAATAAATTCATCTAAATTATTGGCAGTAAATTCATAATCTAAGAATTCATTTTCTTTACTTGCACGAACTAATCTATCAGCTCTTCCACTATTCTTAGATGAATCAACAACTTGAAGTTCAATATCAACATCTCTAAGATTATCATATCCAGGGAATAATTCATATGATTGTTCAACTTCAGATGAATCTGGTTTAAACAATCTATACAAGACTCTAAAGTCTGATGTTGGTGCTCTATAAGCACCAATCAAAACTTTTAATGAAGTTGATGGATTTGCTAAATTAACTTTTTGAGAAATATAACAAGCAGCATGTGGATCTCCTGTAAGAGAATTAGATCTAGAATCTTCAGTATAATCTAATATTGGATTATTTAACCTATTTCTAAAGAATCTAAATGATCCATTTTGAGTATCTAATATGGGAGATAAATTAGAATCCGAAGTCTTAAAGTTTGTTAATAAAGTAACTGATTTATTTCTTGGTAAATTAGTTAACCATAATTCTTCATCAACCTTTGATGCAAGCAATCTAGGTGTAGGTAATCTATTAACTTGATTAAATTCAACAGGAGTATATCCTTCATCTTTATATGATACTTCACTACCACCATCACTAGTTCCAGATACTGATCTTAATTGTGATGTAATTTCAGTTCCACTTCCAGGAGTTAATACATTAAACGATGGACTAAATCCGTCATATTGGAAATTCTTAGAAGATTGAATTGAACTTCCTCCAGCAAAACCCTCTTCAGTAAATGAAAGTTGTGCTCTACCACTAGTTCTATTTGGAAGATTTGTTCTACCAGTTCTCTTTGCTTCTATTAGATAACTATCTATAGTCTTAAGTTTCTTCAATGCAGCAGAACTTACCATACTGTGAGTGGTATTAATTCCTACTAAAGAGACTCCATTAAATTCATATGGATATACTGGAGTATCTGCATCATGGTTTTTAACAGGAGTTCCACCATATCCTCTTGTACCGATATTTAATGCATCAACACTTATACCATCATAATATATGATTTCTGGACCTACCTGAACATATCCTGTAGAGGTTGTTATTCCCTCTGCTGTGGTGAATGTTGCTGTACTTATACTAATTGTAGTATCAGTAGAACTTAAAGCACCTGTAAGGTTAACGGGAATAGTATTTGGTTCAATACCCTTAAGACTAACTTGGTTTTGATCTGCAGTCATACTATGGTTGTACTGCTGCACTTCCATTATATTACCACTATATAATTCTCCAAATTGTTCTGAACTTGTAATTGCTGTAGTTGCAGCACCAAGAGTAGTTGTAGTTCCATCTGTTTCATATTGAATCAACCAATTATTAGTATTAAATGATTCTCCCTGAACATTAGTTAGATATAGTGTATTAGCTATATCCATTTGATTAACTGATATTCTAGCACCTGAACCAATTTTATCAGCAGCAGTAGAACCTAAAGATGAAGTTGTAATACCTAAAACATCACCAACACAATAACCTTTATCTGCCGTAGCACCTTCAACACCTATTTCAATTATTTCACCAGAAGCATTTGTTGTAACAACACCAACAGCACCAGAACCATTACCAGTTATTGAATAATATTGAACACCAGTAAGATTTGAACCAGATTTATTTAATGGATATCCAGTTCCTACACCTGTTATACTAACCTCCCCTATTCTACCACCAATCTTTTCAATATATCCTTCTGCGTCACTAGGAACACTAGGAGCTGTTCCACCAACCCAACCAGAAACTTTCTTACCTGCTACATATGATGCAGCAAAAGCACCATTATAAGCAGTGTTAGTAAATCCAACTTTGAGTTTTCTTGGATATGATTTTATTGCATTTGAAATTAACTTATTATTCTCAGCAACATCCTTAATTTTAGAATTATATAATGTTAAATCACCTGTTGTACCAGTTATAAATGAACACTTATAAAGTGTAAATTTAAGATCTTCAAATTGGCTTGGTGTCCAGATAGTACCATTCTGTGATTTAAATAGACTTCCCCCAATATATTGTTTAGATATTATAGCTTGACTACCCTCACCTAGAGTTCTAGTTTCTATAGTAGATTCACCCATTCTAGCAATCCAAACTTGATAGTTTTGAGTATTTGGTGCTAAGAGAACAACTGCATATTCCGTAGCTGCTTCTAGATAAACAGGAGATGGGAAAGTTACTCTTGTTGGAACTGACGCATCATCAGATGTCTTAATAATAGATGCTCCAGTAGAATCTAATTCTGCAGGATCAAGTTCAACTTCAGCATAATCTGCTACAACTTGATTTGTTGGGGTTCCAAGTTCCATCGTTCTTATTTGAACTGTTACTCTTTGGGTATCATCTTTAGAGAAGAAATATAAATCCAATCCCGATAAGAATGCCCCACTCTCATCAACAAAGAAGGACTGTGCTAATGGATCATGATGTACTACTGGTGGTATTGGGCGTGGTCTTATAATAGTAGTTGTTCTGTCAAAGATATTTAAAATACCACTAGTAGTATAAGTTGCTTGTCCTTCAGTTATTAAAGAGTTTCCAGGTGTTTCGTCTTGAGGTGTATTTGTATCTGATGAAGTTAATTTAAATGTCTTAGTACCGTTACTAAATCTTAATGGTGGAGTAGGAGTAGCATTTGGATCTCTAACCCAGAAAGCACCATTTAAATTTCCAAGATTATCCGCAATCATTCTAACATCAGAAACTATAGCAAGTGCACCACTTGTTTGTCCCCACAATTTCATATTTGCAGAAATTCTTCCATAATAATCACCTTGTGCTTCTTCACACAAAGATGCAATATCTACATTTAAAACTGTAGAAGACTCTGTATATGCAGCTGCAATTCCTGTTCCAGGTTCATATGGATTAACTCCATAAGTAGTTGTTGGTGAATTATATGTACCAGATCTATGATTTGGTTGTGCAACTCTAAATCTAACTCTTCTAGTTTGAGGTACAGATATCCCAGTTATAAAACCTTCAACAACTTCTCCAATTTGGAATGAACCAGATTGCATAGTTATTTCAATTAATTTAGGAACTACATCAATACCACTTCTTCCATCAAGGAATGGATAGTATTTTATTAATGGTTTTAATCCATGTGCTTTAATTCCAACATTTCTAGATCTCATAAATGGTAATGGTTGAGATCCACTTATTACTGTGTCAGTACTAGTTCCCACATCTTCTGGATCACCTAATAAAATAACATCATCTTTAATATTAATTTTTGTCTCTGTCCAATTATCTGAAGATGGAGTTAAAGTAATTCTACCTGTGAATATGACAACATTAAATGGATTAATATTCTCAACTCTACTTGCTTGAGTATTTTCAATCCAAGAGACATTATCATATTTCAATGTAATTAAATCACCAGTTTTTACGATATTTGGATCTAATAATTGTAAATTTTGAGATAAATCAGCAGTATCTACATTTATTGATGGATCTAATCCCAATTCTGGTTTGTTTGTAAATCTATCTAATGGAACAACCATTTCATGTTTTACTTTATCAATACTAATCTTATTATCTGGATTTCCACTATCCATACGTTTAGTATCTTTAAAATCATCAACAAAAAATCCAGACTTAAATCTATCACCAACTGCGTCTCTAACTTGGAAACTCTTAGTATCAAGTTCAAGTAAAGTTAAACTAGTAACAGTTTCTAAATTAGATACTCTATCATCTATTTTACCAATATCTCTCATAGTATATCTCTTATTTTCTACAAGAGATATTTTTGCATCAGATGCATTATAAAGATATGCTGGCATATCAATTGTAGCAATATGCATTGCATCATCAATTAATGCTGGAACCTGTGGTTTTAAAGATGGTGAACCTTTTATGATGGAATATTTTCCATACATATCGCTCGTAGCAGGTTCTGGAGTAAGAATTACTTTATCAATTCTTGGTAAGTAAAAACTATAACCTATTTTACTATCACCCTCTGGAGATACTACAACACTAGATGTTGCTCCTGTGGCACCAAAGTTCCTAGTAGTCCATGCAAATGGAGATTTATCAACAGCTGCAAATTCAGCTAATCTTGGTCTGAAGTCAAGAGTATCAGTTGCCCTTATACCACTTTCTAAATGTGGTATATCATTTGAAAATCTTTCCTTATCATAAGAATTAACTGTATAAACATCCCCAGTATCACTAACATCAACATTATAGTAATTGTAAATTACTAACAATTGTCTAGATGGAGCAGGGAGATTTCTCTTTCTAACTAGTCTTGAATAGTCATAGAATTGTTCTCTCTGTCCCTTATCTAATTCAAATCTATCAGTTATATTACTATAATTACCCAAAGTTATTGCTTGTAGCGTACTCTTAATATTAGATTCTTTAAATGTAACTAATTCTCCAGGTTTAAATTGACTACTATTTAAATAAACAAATTCAATTTGTTCCTGAGAAGGTCTAGATATAATTTGAGCAATTGCATCACTTTCAGCACCTGTAACCCTCTCACCAACTATTGCATTATCCTGCAATCCCAAACCACTTACAAATGTTAACTTATCTAAAGTTGGTGCAGAAGAATTTCTTGATTCAAGAACGGCTACAACATTTACTACATCACAAGTGTTTAATGAAATTTCTCTATCTTCAACTCTAAGTCCATAGAATTTGTTTTGAGTCAAACCACTTTCACTAATTCCATTATCTGATCCAGTACCAGTAACAGGACTAGCAGTTTTATTCACAGCAAGTGTTTTACTACGAACAAATTCCTTATTCTTTTCTTTAATTTCTTGTTTTTCTACTGTTACATTAACAGTACATGAAGTATTTGATAATCCATTAATACTAAGTCTAGTTGAACCTACTTCAAAATTAACTTGCTCACTAGTTAATGGTTCAATAGTTCCATCAGAATAACTAATAGAATATTTTTGAGTATCAAAATTACTAAAGAATGCAGTTTGTATACCAGTTAAATCTGACACATTTACAGTTAATCCACCACTAGAAGGTGTTTTAGCTTTTATTTGTGAAGAAATTACTAATTCAGAATCCTCTAATGAAACATCAGAAACATTAGGGGTTTCTATAGGAGTATACAGTCCTGATGTATCTCTATCAATTATTTGTGGTACAGCAACAGATATAGCAGAAGTTGACGTAAATCCAACAATTCCAGTTGTAATTCCAGTTACTTCAGGAACACTTATAACAGTTAATGTTTTTAAATCTGCAGATTTACTGACGACTTTGTTAAGAGTTGGTACTGTCTTACCAGGAAGTCTATATTTAAGTATAGTACCGTCTTTAACATTACCAAAAGTATTTCCAGGTGAAGTAATAGTACCGTTAGAACCAGTGGTATCACCAACCACGTAGAAAGTAGATTTTGGATCAATTCCAGGAATATCTGCTTCTCTCAATACTGTATCAGCAGCAAAATCAAAATTAATTCCTGTAAAACTACTACTATCTTGATAAACTGATTTTATATCATTTGCACCATACTGATTTACACTTTTTATAGATCTTGGTAATGTATTAACTTCATTGATTAATATACTTTCACCAGCAATAAATGTACCAGAAGTTTGAGATAATAATAAAGTTGTTCCTGAAGTTCCACCACCTGGATTACCAGCAAGGTATCCAGTAGCATCACTACTAACACCTCTAATAAATGAACTAATAGGACAATCAGTTAAAGATATAGCTTCATTAATTGTCAACTCGGTATATGTTTGAACATCATATAGATATAAATCCCATTCACTAGCACCATTTACATAAGGAGTATTTCTTAATCCAAATGAATATACTCGTGCTGTTCCAACACCCACTCCCATAGGTATATCATGTCCAGCAAACTCTTTTCTCTCACTATTAAGATATACTGTATTAGTATTATTATCAATACCAATTAAAGGAGTTCCAGTTACATTATTAACTCTCAATAAAGAACCCATTTCAAATGGGACTTTTGCAGTTTCTACTGCTTCTTTATCTCTTGGTTTATCTAAATCTAATATTTCTCCACCTGGTCTGGCAACTCTTTTGCCCTTAACATAAGCAGTTCCAGCAGATATAGTTATAGCTGCTAAATCATCACTTGGAGTATTTGGCTCATTACCTTGCCCATTATATCCTTTTGTTGATTCATCAGGTTTAAAAATACCATTATTTCCAACACCATCATCTAACGAATCATTTATATTAACGTTTATATTACCTAAAGCATAATTACCAGACTCTTCATATGTTCTTCGAGCCATCTCCTCCATGATGACACTATACTGACTTGTATTAATTAATTTTTTAACATCACCATCATCCAATCTAACTAATTCAATAAAGCTAGTATCATTAAAATCATTTAAAGATTTTTTAGCTAAAGTAGTTGTAATTTTTAATCTATCTGCACCTGGAGCAGCAAAATTAGAAAACCCTCTTGCATTATCATATAAAGAATTATCATCCTTTGCGGTAATAATTGATTCTAAAATATTCAATCCAACTCTATACTTTGGATTATTTGAATATGGATCTAGAATTATTGTATCAGCAGCAACATCTACAAAAGTTCCTCTAATAAAATAAACACCATCTGCAATTCTAACAGCACTTCCAACTGCTGATGCGTTTGTTTCTATTAAATTAGCTACACTATCCCCTATGTCTATTGTAGTATTTCCGTAAATAATACTCTCTTGTGCAATTAAAGGTTCACCATCTTCTAATGACGCATCCTTATTACTATCATCTGCAGTCAAATATTTAACAAATAATGTTAAATCAGTAATGTCAGGTGAATCTGATGGATACTTACAGTCATCAACTACAACTTCTATTCCTGTATTCTGTCCTTTTAATTTCTTACCTTTTAATTCATTAATGTATAAAGAAACTGGGAGTCCAAGATGTTCTGAATCTATCTTAACAGAATTATAACTATCATCATACGAAACATTACCAGGAATAACTAAAGAGCCTTCCTTAAATACGTGCTTACCAAATGATTCAACTTGATTTTGTAATATTGATTGGAGAGTAGTTAATTCTCTTGCTTGGACAGGTCTTCCTGGTCTAAATAAAACCTTGTAAAAATTATCTGCCTTTTCAAAGTCATCATAATATGGACTTATATTTAAATTAGTTTTCTGTGACATGTTTTAAAATTCCAGGATAACCTTGATGTCTTCTTTTTGTCTTGCATCTCTAGTGATTAATGCTCTATTATCTAAGTAGATTATATCACCCGACTCATTATTTATCTCAGATGCTGCGATGCCATTTGTAAACTCAACTCCCAATTCAACAATTTTATTGCCAGTTGGGTTTGTAGTAATACCAGAGAAACCATAATTAATTTTTGCATTCCAACTCCCACCAACTTGCTCTATACTTTGATTAGTAGAAGCAGTTGCATTGGATTCAAAATTATAAATCGTACCTGATGAATTACCACGTTCGGTAATATTATTGGCATCAGTATAATCAGTTTGATCACCCGTAGTAGGATTAAAGTATAATGATCTATCTTGATAAAATTTTAAGATAGCAATCTTATCTGCATCATCTTCTGAGATGATATCATATGAAACTACATATCCAAATGCTTTACCAACTTCTGTAGTACCGTCATAAATTTTTTGCTCAATCTTATCACCAATTGAAATAGATTGATTAACATCAAAACTATTTAAATACAATGATTTAACAGAGGAAAATTGATTGTCGGTGAATACCTGAGTAGATCCTATTGATGTTGGATTTTTTACAATACCAATTTGGGCAAATTTAGTATCAATTGGAAAATCCTTCGTAGAATCATCAAATCTAGCATATACTAAAACTCTATCAGCACCTAATTCTTTATATAAATCATACCCATGTCCTTTTGAAGGTGGTATAATTGGAATTAGTTTTGCAGGAGTTGAATTACTGACAGCACCAGATGAAATACTAGTTAAATCTACCATTCCATAAGTATAACCTTTACCACCAACAGACATTTGTGTGCCTGTTATTTTAGTACCAACAACATCAACTATAACTTTACCACCACTTCCATCACCAATAATGTTAAATTCTTGTCCAGTACCACCAGCATATCCATTACCTTGATCGGCAATATAAACATTTTTAAGTTGGTTATTATTTACGTCAGAATTACCATTGTCCCTAACTGCTGTTATTTGAGCATCTGTAGATGAACTCCAATCATTAGGAAGAGGTATAAATTCAGTAGCATCAAACTTAATAATATCACTAGGAGCAACTGAAAATAAGAATTTCCAAATGTATCCATCATCTACGGATCCTGCTGCTCTAGTTGGTTCTAATCCAGTAAATAATGGTTCATTTTGAGAACGATTTCCTTCTGTATTAATTCCACTAGATCCATTATTGATACAAATATAAACATTGTAATCTTTATTAAGTACAAAGTAATTTGAATCATATAACCTAGAAGAATCGGTTATAGGTGATGTATTACTAGAATTATAATCATGGCGGTATATTTCATATCTATTTCCACTAGTCCAACTTACTTTTCTAATAACTCTTCTTATATTATCTGGAGTAATTTTTTTACCAAAAATCATAGTATCTTTACTATGATTAAGATAATTAAAATCATCAGTTGGATTTGGTGTTGATGAGTTCCAAGTAGAATCACTAGCTGCTCTACCAAAAGCATTACTTATACCAGGATTCGATAGACCTACAAAGACATAATAAGAATTTGAGGTGTCATTGACATCCCCCAAAAAGTTACTAGCATTATTGATTCTAAACTGGTCTGTTACAATTGCCGCCATCGTTTATAGCTTTTTTCTTTATTTATACGGGTTATGTTGGTTTATTTATTCCACCAGAGTTCCTAATACCAATATTTCTTCTTTGTATTCTTGGGAAAGTGGATAATCCAGCATTAATAGTCTTAGAAGTTACTCCTATTGATATTGGAGTTGAAGATCTACTGAACCCAGATAATCTACCCCAAGAGAACCTACCAGAACCTTCACCAGTTGTTCCAATTCCAATAATACTAGAATTAGAATCAACATTAGCAATAAAGTCTGCATTTAATCCAGTTCTGTTAATTGAACTTACATAGTATATGTTATCAATAAAAGTAGTACCTATTCCTACAACAGAATCATTTCCAGTTGCGTATATGGAAGTTACTCCAGTTCCTATATTGGTATCATAAATGTAAACTGGATATCCATTTACAAGTTCTGTAAAATCACCAGAAGATTTATTCAAGAAGAACTTCAATGCCAGAGTTCCAGTACCACCACTTCCAAATGCGGTAGTTATTCCAGTAACTATTCCAGAGAATCCATCAACATTTGCTTGTGTAACACCACCAACAGTTTCTGATGGAATTACTGGTGCTGGTGCAATTACATAAGGTGCAACAGTATATCCTAATCCTGGATTTGTAATAGTAATAGATGTAATATTTCCACCACTTATAGTTGCAGTTGCAGTTGCAGTTGTTGCAACACCAACTTGAATCTTAGTCCTTGGTGGTGATATTGTTAATGGGACTGTAGTAGTACTAAATCCACTTCCACTACTAGCAATTGAAATAGCATTAACACTACCTCCAGAAATAGTAGCAGTAAAAGCAGCCCCTGCTAATGTTTGTGATTCATCGACAATAATAATATCCATGTTCCCTTCTTCTTCATAATCAAATAATTCCATAGTATCAACAAACATTTCAGCATCAGTTGTTGAGAAATCAGCAATGACTCTTGCAGTCGGGAATACTAATGGTTCGAGAGAAGGTCTTGCTTTAGAAATTATTTCACCATTAACTGTTTTATCAATCTTTTGCTTAATCCAAGTTAATGGTTTAGGAGTAGTTTCATTAATACCCTTACCATAATATAAATTAGTTTCAATTGTATCAGAAGTTGTTATACCACTAATAGTTCTCTTTTCTTGATTAGTTTTCTCACCATCACCAAATATCTGTACCTGATCACCTGTTTTCAAAGTTTCAACAACGTCAACATAAGTGACATCAACATTATTAGTTCCTTTATAGAAGAAAACAACAACAGTATCATCAGCATCAGGTGGTTCGCTAAAGGCAAATGTTGTTCCTCCACCAAATGTATAAGAATCACCAGGAACCTGTAAAACACCATTAACAAATATTAGAAGTAATGCTTGTATATCCATTTCTACAGCATCATCCTTCTGGAATGAAACTAATTCTCCATTGTAATTTAATGGGAATCTTGTCTTAAATCCATCTTGTAAATTCTTAATAGAATCAATATAATCAAATTCTCCAACATTCCAAGAAGCAAATGCATCGGTAAATACACGATTTACAGTAAACTCTAAAGGTGTTAGAAGTGAAGAGAAATATCTATCTGTTACAATACCGATAGGTGTAAATACATCACCTCTCTTAAATCCAAACCCTTCTCTCTTAATATCAAAAGAATTAACTTCATTTGAAATAGATCCAATACCTGAGGTAGAACTAGGACTAGGATTAATATCCATTTGTAATGAAGTACCAGTATCTGTAGTTAATCCAATACCTAGTCTGGATATTCCTATTACATCAAGATTTTCATATACAGGAGCTGGAGGTAAAATTCTTGGATTAACATAACCCTTACCAGCACTACTAATAGAGAAGTTTAATGCACCACCACTTCCTGCTGGTGATTTACCAACATTTAAAGTAAATGAAGTTGTAGTACCAACAGATTCAACACCTAAAGTTGAGTTGTGTGCTGGATCTGAACCAGGATTCTCTTTATCCTTTCTAGGATAAGAATGCAGACTAACATTACTATCTTGAGTACAAGTAAATGTAAATGCACTTGTACCAATTCCAACTGTATTATTTGCCTTTAATATACCACCAACAGTTCCAGATACAAAGGTATGATCTGATGTATTAGTTGAAGGTACAGAATCTAAAACTTGAATCGAGAACTGAGTAGCTGTCTTCTTAGTAATTTGTATCCACTTATTGAAAATTGGATCTGTTGCTCTTGGGTAAGTATGATTACTATCATTATTATCCTTTGCACATGTGAATGTTAAAGAATTTTCTGCAATCTTAACATAATCACCAGTATTATATCCATGACTACCATTAGTTGTAATAGTCATAATACCAACATATGGGTTATATATTGCTGCTGTAGCTGTCTGCAATCCTGCAGCACTAACTCCATGTGGAGTGGTTGTAGTAACTGTCATAATACCACTCACTGGGTCGTATGCATTACCTAAACCACCTATTGAATATGGACTAAAGTAAGTAGTACTATCAATCAAGAGAGAACTTGATAATCCACTTACATAAGTATGAATATTTCCTTGTACGACAGTAGCAGTTATAACTGCACCAGTACCTCCACCACCAGCAGATCCAACACCTACTGTAATTGAATTATCAGTTGCCGACTTAATAGATAACGTAGCATTATGAGCTTCATCTGTTGTTCTAGGATAATATTGAATACTCTTATAATAATCACTAGAACATCTAAATGCTATAGAACCAGTTGCAATTCCAACAGTATTTGCAGATCTACTAATAGCATTACTAATACCAGAAACAAATGTATGAGTACTAACATTTGATGAAGGAGCACCAGCAATTTTAAGAACGTTAATCTCAAATGTATCTCCACCAGTTACGTTAGAAATAGGTACATATCTTCCAGATATAGGATCAGAAACTCTTGGATATAAATGCTCCGTAGCATCACTATCTTTTTTACAAGTAAATGTTAATGATTCATTTGATATTCTAACTATTTGTCCATTTGCAAGGGCAGGAGAAGGCGTTGCACTGAGTTTAACAGTCAATATACCTACAGTTCCATTATACTGTGTTCCAGTCGTTGCTGTGTAAGTATCAGCAGTTATAAGTCCATGACTAGACTTAATTAATGTTAATTCACCACTATCAGACTTAAATGTTGCATCTGTAGGTGTAAATGCTGAAATTGCACCAATACCATTAGGATTAACTGTAACTGAATTAACACCAGCACTTACAAATCTATGAGTATATGCTACATCTGTTATACCAATAGAAATATTTCCATTAAGAGTATATCCAGATCCATGATAATCTGTACTACCAATTCCAACTGATGTAATATTTCCTACAGAGTTAGTTACTGCAGTTACTGATGCACCAACTAAAGGAGCAATTCCAAGTCCACCACTAGAACCAATGGATATAATTTGTCCACCTCTAGGTAATTGATTTTGATTAGGATCGTTATCTACAACAATTAAATTACCATTGGTAGATGTAATTCCACTGAATACAAAACTAGTAATACCAGAAACTTCTTTTGTAAAGTCGTAATTGTTAAGTTGATTATTTTCAGTAGTTGGTGACTGGAATAATCCATTTAATGCTACAAAAGTACTTCCAGTTACAATACCAGTAGTATTTGCACCACCAACCTTTACTGTAAATGTTTGCCCAATACCAGTAAATTCTCCAGATATATCATCAAATACAGCGTTAGTGGAATAATTTTGTCTTAAATAAACTCTTCCACTGAAAGTTGCTCTACCAGAGTCTCTATTAGAAGCAGCTTTTAGTCCCTGATCAATACCACTAGGAGGTTCAGTAAAGAAAATACTATCACCAACAATATTATATCCACCTCTATACAATCTTAAAGTACTATTATCAGCATGTGTTGATGCAGAAGTTCCAACAAATCCTCTTTCAACTTCTAATATACTAAGTGTTCCATTTTCAGATATAGGTCCAACACTAGTTGTTCCAACTCCAACATTAGTAACTTTTAAATATTCATCATTTATTTTTAAAACATCATTTAATATAATAGATGAAATTCCACTAACAGAAATTAATGTAGTAGTCAATCCAACTTGTCCTGCCATATTATTGGTAATAGTTTCGGTAATTGGAGTAAATGCCAATGGCGATTGAACCATACCATTCAATGTAAATAAACCTTTTTCATTTTTCTTGGACATTTCCAATAAATGATAATTACCAGTACCAAATCCAATAAAGGTTACTGCTGCACCTGCTTTAGTGACTGATAATTGGAAAGTATCTGAATTTGTTCCTGAAGATTTTACATATACTTCTTCTGGTAATGGATTTCCATCAGACATTAATAATCGTCCAGTACCAATACCATCAATTGAAGATGCTGGAGTATAAAGTAATTTCTCATCATTATAGAAGAAATTATCTGGAATATTAAATGTTCCTCCTGCTAAATCAACAACATCTGAAGGATTGAAATAATTACCAAAGATTGGACTTTCATTATGAGTTAATTTAAATTCATTTCTATTTTGCCTAGTTCCATTTATTGAATCATATTGTAAAAGGGATAGAGAATTTATTTCTAAACCTGAACCATACTGTAAGTCTGGGGCTAAATTGATTAAATCTAGTTTAGAATTAATTACTTCACTATAAGTTTGAACCTGTATATCATCTCCACCAGTAAATACTGAATCTGGATGGAATACTAACTCAAAATCAGATCCATTAAATTGTGATGAGAATGTTCCTATTCCAGTAGTAGTACCAATAGATACGAATGGATACTGCTGATAGTATACGTTAGATTCATCATGTGTCATCAATACTTGATGTATAGCACTTGTATTACCAACAGATACCCTTATGATACTCTTAGAACTGGTAATATCAGTCTTACTAAATTCAAGAATTGTAGATGCAGCAGAAACTCTATTATATGAAGATTGTAATCTTAGAGTGTTTTCTTGCCCATCATTTTGAGCACTAGTCTTAAATCTATATGTTCCTATACCAGCTGCTGTTGTACCAAATCCTACAACATGAGATTTAACTGATACTTCATTACTCCTATCATTTTCATAATTTACAGATAAAACACCAGATTCAATTTTTGATGTAATAGAACCAATAGCATTTGTTGTATTAGTATCAAAATCATAACTTGAAATATAAGAGTTAGTTCCATCATGTGTTACATATAGTTCAACAATCTTATTCTCATTTGAGAACGTATCATTTAATTCAACTGTTGTAAAGAATGAATCTATGGTTCCAATTCCAGAAGATATTATGGTACTTGTTGAAGGACCTACAGTAGTTGCAGCACTAACATTTTGATTAATAGAAGTTAAATTAACAAATCCAAAACTAGTTGTTCCAACACCAGTTGCAGCACCTAATTCAGTTTGGAAGATTTTTATATCAATATCATCATTAAAAATATCAGATGGAGTTAATAATAACTGATATGGAGTGGTTTCTTCCTTATCTCCAATAATATCTAAAAGAGGAGTAGTTTCAAATATGTTACCTTTCTGAATAGTATAAACATCTTCATTTGTAAAATCTATCGTTGTTAATAATTCAGTTAATTGAATCTTTTTAGTAGTTGGATTTCTTGATTGTATTAAAAATCTTCCAAAAGATTCAGTTAATTGTAAAGTTCCATCTTTCTTTACATTATTTGTTGCATTGCGGAATAAAGATACAATATCATCTACAGTTAATACTCTATTTGTAGAACACTTGAAGTAATTTACAAGTTCCTTAGTTTCAAATCTAATATATTTCGATCTTAATGGATTTGTTAATGGTGCAGAATCTGTAACTAAATCAAAACCTTTAATAATATCAACTCGGTTTTCAGAGAATATGTCACGAGTTATAGTAGTACCATCTACTGCTGTTGATAATCCAGAAGATGTAGAAGAACTAATACCAGTATCAGCAAAATTCTTAAGTCCACTAGTATGAAGTAAATTATTTACAGGACTTACTAATTTTTGATATTCAATAGGACTTTGAATAGTATATGATAATGATTGATAATAATCATTATCTGGTAAAACCTGATAATCTTCATTCAGTTTACCAGTATTAGTATACCAACCTTTATTTTTCTCGGATGAGTAATCTACTTTAAACTTTCCAGTATTATCATATAATACATTAAGAGTAGCAATTGAACCAGAAAATACTCCTTTAATTCTATCACCTTTCTTTAATGGATACTTACCACTTAATTTAACATAATCATTAGCAATCCTATCTAATTTAATTCCAACGTCTATAAATTCACCATCAACTTTTACTAGAATAGTTTCACCCTCAGAGAAAACAGAAGTCGTTTGAGTGGTATTAAATGTTGGATATCTATTTTTATTAACAACTTGTCCAAAATTTTGCACAGTTTTAGCAAGTCCTGGATTATTAGCAATATCAAGTATACTAATTTCCATTTGGAAAGGATTTCTAGTTAATCCTACTTTAGTTACCCAAGTATTAAGTACAGGGAAGAAATTATATCCATTAGAGGGAGAATTAAAAGTATTTCCATATTCATTTTCAACTTGTTCAACCCATGCCTTATCATCAGGTATAAATGGATCTGTTGAAAATCCTAGAACTGGTGTTTCTAATGTAAATGTTACAATTCCAGTTGCATTATCAGTAACAACAGTACTATGTCCTACAGTTACTCTTGTAATCGAAACTCCATTTGTATTATCAACAGCAAAAATTTGTGGAACATTTAATCCTTTAGGAGATGATACCACATTAACAGAATCAATTGCCTGTGTTGATTGAGAAACACCTGCAGTTAAATGTCCAGTTTCAGCAACTTCTCTAGTAATTTTATCAACAACAACTAAGTTAGGTGCACTTTGATATCCTCTACCACCATCAACAATTTCTATTGGTGGTGTAACTTCAATAGCACCATAATCACTCAATGCAATTACTGAAGATATTTTTGCTGTTGCAGCTAAAGTTTTATCTGAAGCATATTCAAATCCAATATTTGTAATATTAACATCTTCAATTTTATTTGCACTATTAGATCTTGGTAAGATTACCGCATTTTCTCCTACAGTAGATGCAACACTTACAAATTTTGGCATCTGCTTATATCCAACACCACCAAAATTAACCTTAACAGATGCTATTGGACCAGTAGTAGATTTTGAATTAGTAGTATATCTTAAAACATCAGTATCACCATTATCATATATTAAAGATTCTGGTTTTTTATCTAATAAAATACTAAATGTTGTGTCTCCAACACCAGTAATAGAATATTCTGCATTATATTTACTTGATTCATAAGTAATTTTAGAACCATTCTTAACACTAACATCAGATGTACTAATAAAACCAGATTTTTCTATATTATAGAATAATGAATTTGGATTATCTACATAATATTTTAAAGTAACAGTTGCAGTTGTTGTAACACCAACTGTTCCAACACCAGTTACATTAATAAAATCTGTACTTCCTGTTGATACAAATCTATTTTGGAATTTACTATCATAATACAAATTAAAATCATATCCCTCTAAAGAAGAATCGGAAACATCAAACACTAAATCATTATTTCTTATAACAGGAATATTTGGATTTATTAAAGATATTTCTTGTGAAGTTCCACCTATAGAAACTAAATTTATAACTTTTGGTGGATAATTTACAACATTATGATAAGTATTCGCTAATCGGATATTATTATCATCTACTCTATAAACAAAATAACCACCAGTTGTTAATCCACTAATAACACCATCTGTAGCACTATAATATACCTTATCACCCGTCTTAGTATCATGTCCATTAAGGGTTATAGTATTTGTTGAAGTATTCACCCCTGCAGATCCAAATGTTTTTGGATTAATTAATAATTTATTAATAGATGAATTGTGTTTTACAATAACTGATTCTGAAGTACCTACTCCAACAGATTCATTAGCATTAATTGATAAATTAATAACATCATTTGATATTAAATTGTGATTAGTCGAAACGGATACTAATGCTGAAATAGTTTCAATAGTTCCTGTTACTTGTTCAAAATTAGATTGGAAAGTATATTCAAAATCATAATCACCATTAGATAAGAAATATAAACCACCTGGTGAAGCATTACTCGATTCAGTATTGACTCCAATGTTATCAATATCAGTAACTATACCAATAAAATCATCTGATTTATTAATAACATAAACATCTTGAGAAGTTCCACTTAAAGGTATACTAAATCCTAGAGGAATTGTTCCATCATCAGATACACCAATATTTGATTTACCTGCAGGTTTTGAAAATGTTACTTTTTGTCCAGTTTTAAATGGATGATTTGGCAAATAAATGCTCTGAGCAGGAACTGAAACATTACTTGCAGTTTCACCTACAGAAACCCATGTAGTATGTGCAATTCCAGTATTTCCATCACTACCTATTCCAAGAGCTTGACGAGGATTAAAGTAAACAATCTCATCTATTTGAGAATCAAAATTATCAGTTTCTACTGGTAATGTTAATATAGTTGGATTTAATTTAACTTCTGTAGATAATGTATGTGCAGTTCCTACAACACCTCTTCTAACTCTTAATATATTTCTATCATCAAATTTATTAATAACTGCAAGACTTTCTGTTCCTATACCAATACTGCTTCCTACAGATATTAAGGAAGTTCTACCAACAAAAATATCTGTTATAATTCCTGCTGTTCCATTTGCGGCAACTTCTTTATATAAAATTGTACTTTCGGTTGTAATACCAACTGAATGTGTTCCTTGAAGAGATTGAATATCTGTTGTTAATCCAGAAACTTCAATATTATCACCAACTTCAAATAGATGTGGAGTATCAAAATGTGCTAATACTTTCTTAGAATCTTGCCAAGTAAATTTAATTCCACTATATTCAGTATAAGTTGTTTCAATTGTAGATAAAGAAGGTCCCTCAACAGTTTCAATAATAGCACTTAAACCATTTCCATTAGTTCCAGTATCATCAAAAATTAAACTATCACCAACTTTATAATTATCTCCAGATTTTATAATTTCAATACTTTCTACATCTCCCTGAGTTACTGCTTCAACAACTGCTGATTGAGAGACGATATCATCAGATTCTACAAAGAAAGTTTTAGTAAACTTATCAGCAGACTTATATGGGAATGTATTTCTAACTAAATCAGAATTATTAAAATCAATCTTTTGATTTATTGAAGTTTCTCTATCTAAAGCTTCGGGTGTAGATCTATAACTATTTCCAATAAAATATGGGAATTTTGGTTCCATATTGCCAGTGGAAGATATTCCTGCAAAATATGCATAAACACCATTAGGAAATTCTGGTGTTACGCAATATCTTCCATTATGTTCGTCCAAATCACCAGAACCATCATATGAATAATCATCGGCAAAGAATCCTGCTGGATATGTAGTTATTCCAGGTCTGTTAGATACTTTTGAAGCATCTAAAGTATAACTGGGACTTAAAATCTTAACTTCAACAGCATCAAAGGGGTTACTATATCCACGAGGACCATATATTGGATTTCCATCATAAGCCCATCCAATAATTTTTGAGTGTCCTCCTTCAAAATCCCTAAAGAAATTGGTAATTGGTGGTACCGTAGTTATATTTTCAAAATAAGACTTACCAATATCAGTTGAATATCCAACTACAGAATATCTTAATCCATATTCAGATTCTTGAAGTAAAGTATTAGTATATTTCTTATTATATGGACTTTGTGTTTGTATGTTATTTAAAGATAACCTTCTTATATTTGACTTAATAACTGCATCTTTACCAGATGGTATTACTCTAATTCTAGTATTACTTGTAGTAAATCCAGTGCCACCATTAAGAATTACTGTATCAACTATTCTTAGATAATTGGTAGAAGTTGAATCTCTATCAATAACAGCTCTTATTTTTGCACTAAATCCATCCCCAACTACCTCTAATTCAGGCGTAGAGTAGTATTCTTCTCCTCCATCGTCTATTCTAACCTTTTCTATTTTTGAACCGATTATAATCGGTGTCAGAGCAGGATGAATATCTCTATCTTTTCTACCAATACCATTCTTAATTGTTATTTCTGGATTATTTTCATAATTTACAACAGTGTCTGAACCATATGAAGTTCCTTCTTCATATAATAAAACATCAGTTAAATGTCCACGAATAACAGGTGTTAATACAACTTTATCTGATGTACCAACAGAATATGTTATTTGAGATGAAACTTCAATATCTGGATATTTAAATTCTTGGAAACCAGTTCCAGAAGACGTAAATTTAACATAATTCTTTTCAATATAGTCTGTAGTTACTGTTCCAGCAATTCCAGCATCTGCTAATCTAAAGGAATCATCATTTTGCTTGATTACTTTGTATTGTACTGTAGTTGATAGTCCTACTATGTTTACTAAAGAACCACCACCATATACTACCTTATCTCCTTCAGAGAATCCATGACTCTTAAAGTTGATAATTGAATCAATCGTAGATATTTTTTCTGGTTTTACAAAAACACTTCTATTTTCAAATGCACCACCTCCTTGTATTATGGCAACAGAATTTAAAGTATTTTTAGCATACTTAACTTTAAATTTATGTGTACCTACATTTTTACCAGTTACTGCGGTATATCCTATAGTATTAATTCCTGCATTATAATCTTTTTCTGTTCTATAAAGAAAAACACTACTTATTCCAAGAACTTGTGGGTAATACGTGGCACCAGGAACCAATTCATCATTACCAGGATTAAAGGGATTATTACTTCCTTGATATGTTCCAATACCTAAAGCAGGATAATTATTTCTATTGTAAATAAGTGCTTGTCCATTTTTTAAATTATGATTTTCAGTAAAAGTAATAGTTTCACTAACAGTATCTACTCCACCACCTTGTGTTATGATTCTAGCATCAAATTCTAATTCTCTATTTCTTTTCTTAAGTATTGGTCTTAAAACAGTTTGTCCACTATTACCACCAGTAAGTTTGATGCTAAGAACATCTTCAATATCAAAATTTTGAGGATCAACTTGTATTTCAGTAAGTCTACCAGAAATTACAGGTTGGACTAATGCGGTAACTCCAACACTAGTAGCAACATCTAATTTTGGTAAATTAACTAAATCATAATTAGTTCCCTTACTTATGACAGAAACATCATTCAATTCTCCATAATAAATGGCATCAGATGATTTACTATTCTCAATCTCAATACCATTAATCAACATTCCAACTGGTCCTGGAACTGTTTCTACATCTTTACTAGAACCTAAATTTGGATTTATTGGAAACTTTTTAAGTATTTTTTGAGATTGAAGGGTTTTGTTATAATGCTTTAATAGTGTAAATGTATGAGAAGTTGTTGTAGTTGGAATAGTAAACTCTTCGAATCCGTCCGTTTCTACAAAAGATGCTGATAAGTATAATTTTATTTGATTAGTACCAACATTCTTTATATAATAAACACCTTCTCTTAATCCAGTTAATGGAGTAGTTCCAGGTGTATAATGTATAGAATCACCAGTAACAAAGGGAACAGTGCCACTAAAAGATATTATTGAATATTTTCTTGTAGTTGTATTATATCCTTGTATAGTATCACCTGCAGTAGCAGCACTAATACTAGATTTAAATACTTCATCTGTAATTTCATATGATGGTAAAGAATTAGTAGCAACATATAAAGATTCAACTGAATCATTATCATTGTTACCATAAGCATTTGATGTAATATTACCACTGCTTTCGGATTCAATATAAGTATTTTGAATATCTGCGGATATAGTATTATTTCCATAATGAATTGGTACACCACTACTAGATGATTTTGATATAATCTTTCTTAAATCATAATCTTTTGAAGCATCAAAAGCAGGAATTACCTCTAATCTAACTTTATTTTCAGCAGGTATTATCTCAAGTACTCTTTTATTTGTAACAAAAACCTCTTGTTGATCTATTGCTAATGGATTACTAATTCTTTCTAATATTTCAACAGTATCTCCTACTTTTAAATAAGCTTTATCAATAGAAGTTTTTAATTCAAAAGGATTGGAAAGTTGATTATCCTTTATCTCTAATATTGTTGATGTATTATATTGCCATGAGTTTGCGAGAACTTCTTTACGTGTCGTTGCATTATTTTCAATTGGTTCACCAACACCTTTAATAAGAATAGTTTCTCCTTCTAATGACAATCTATTCTCATCTGATGGAACGAATTTGGATAATACTCCAGTAATTCTTAATTCAACCTTTTTGTTTATATCTCCATCTTCATAACCATAGATAATTTCATCAGATCTTAAATTTTGCCCAGATATAATATCTTCAGTAATTGAAGTTACACCCAAGAACTGATTAATTGTTTTATCAGTATAAACAATATTTGTATTAATTCCAGATATAATTGTTCCAGAAGTAGAAAATCCTATTGTAGAATCTACAGTAATAACAGACGAACCAGCAGATACATTACCTATTACTCTACTTTTTCCTGGAACATCAAAAGTTCCTGTAACATATTGTTGCTCATCATACCCAACAAAAATATCTAAATTAAAATATTCTGCTGTACTAACACCAGTAATTCCTGTAAGTTTTTCAACCTCTGATATAGATGCTGTACTTGCAGTATCAGTAGACTTGGTTATTGTTTGTCCTTCTAATTTTAATGCATTTCCACTTAATAATTCGGCAACTATTCTTTCACGTCTAATATACTTTGCTGAAGATGGTTTTACTAGAAAATTTTCAAGATCAATAACTTTTGGATCTACTCCATATAATACATTAAATAATATCCTAAAAGACTCATCAGTACCTTTTGCTTCATAAAAAGTTCTTGCTTCTTTTATAAAATTATTAACATCTAAATTTGATACAAAATCAACACCTTCTAATCCTGGTGTAAGGGAAATTTTAAGTTTTTTATAAAATTCTTGTAAGAATAAAGCACTTAAGTTTTGAACAACAGCACCCGAAGTGTGAGAATCCTTATCAGTATCCGAAAAAACTAATTCACTTGGGTTATCACTAGAATGATATGATGTTATTCCACTAAAACCACGTTCACAACCTGTAAAGGTATTTCCTGCTATTCCAGTATAAGTGATGACTTCATCACCTATTTTTAAAAGACCATATTGATCAGGAAAACCTTTTGTACTATCGACAGTAATACTATCATCACCATCAGTTATACCAACACCTAAAGTTGTTCTTGCTGTTATTACTTCTGGTGTTAGATTGTCTAATTTTAAATATTGATCTAAATTATCAGTAATATCAATGGGACCGCCACGATATTCTTGTGAAATATAATATTGTTTTAGAAAATCAGCAGCTTTTGGGCTTTCAGATAATACAAACTCTGGAAGTTGATTATCGATTATTTGTTGTACTTGAACCCTTTTATCAATCCCTGTTGTAATCATATTACGTCCTTATTAAATCTCCGTTTGTATAACTTGAAGTAACTTTATATCCGACACCAGATATTTGTTCACCTGAAGTAATAGTGTCTTTAACCATATTTATTGCACTATCACCGATGCTAAATTTTAGGTATAAATCCTGAAGTCCTATAATATCATTTGATTCTGGAAATGCCTGAATCTCAATTATATTATTATTTCTAGAAGTTCCTGTTATATTAATTGTAGTAAGAATAATTTCACCTTTAATATAATCAATACTTCCTGCATCTTCAATAACAATTATCTTTGAACCATCAACCTTATCTGTTTTTACTATAGAAATAATACCAGTTTTTTCATCCATATTAGGAGTATCTGATAGGTAAACAGTATCTGCTATTCCTTGAACAGTAAATCCAGTGCTTTTAATATTTAAACCTGCAGATTTAACATTAAATTCATTACCAAAACATAATTCATATTGTGCATTTTGATTAATTAGAGCATTTAAGTTTCTTCTAATTTTAATTCTTGTAATATTAGAAGTTATTGCATCATTGATACCATCAATTACACTCAAAACCTTACTATAGCGAAATCTACCACCAAATTTATTAATATCAACAGAATTTGCATATGTAGTAAGTCCTTCAATAACAGTTGCCCTTAAACCAGGAACATCTGATACCTTAGAAGTGTTATAATAAGTGTAATTTTCCAATTCGATGTATAATACCTTCAAATCTACAATTTTTTGATTAATTCCAGTTAAAGCATAACCTTTTAAATCGGAAAGTATCTGTTCTTTGTCAAAATCAGAAACAAAATCACCATTTTTTGGTTTAATTGTAAGAAAAACAGTACCAAATTGAGGTGGATCCATTTCTTCACCACCAACTACTGATACACTTTCAGTATTTGGATAAATTGATTGTATAATTGTCTCATAATCCCTTGATGTAACTGCTCTGTACTGTGAGGAATACAGTCTAGGAGCAAAGTATTTAATAGAGTTAATAGTTTCTATGTCACCACCATTACTGGCACGTTGGAGGGTTGTTATGGTACGAG